GCCGGTGACGTTGCGCTGGATGCAGGTGGCGTCGTCGTCCCGCTCTACCGCTCGCCCACGCTCACCGACGCGGAACGGGAGGCGGTGGAGTGGGCGGCGTTTGAGTTTGACGGCGTTCGACCCGACAACGGCAGGGCCGCGCAGCAAGCCGCCACCCTGCGCTCCCTGCTGTCCCGCCTGTCGCTGCCCGCGACATAAGCCCCGAACGTATCCCAAAAAAAACGAAAAACGAACATTGCCAAAAATGAAAGGCCAGCCGATGACAAATGAAACCAATATCGTTTCGCGGCTTCGCCGCTGGACTCACGCGGTCAACGCGGAGCCGGCATCGGATTTGATGGATGCCGCCGCGGCAGAAATCGAATCGCTGCGGTCAGTGCTCGCGGCTTCCATGCGCGAGATTACGCGACTCACTTCTCAAAACGAAACACTCCACAAAATGGCGCTAGCGCTCCGCGACGTAAGCGCGAGCCTCGACGCTGCGGCCGTGGCCGCTGAACCGAAAACGGAACCCTCCGCGGGCGAGTTGCCACAACCGCCACGATTCCACGCGGAGGATGACGGGCGCCTAGACGTTTCGCAGCATGACAAGTGCCGGGCGGCGAGTGGGCGGGCGCCACAATCAAGCGATCCCGTCAATCATCCGCCGCACTACGCGGCGCTGCCCGCGCGTTGCCTATGCGGCCGCGCGATTGAGGCTATCCAAGTTGTCGAATGGTTGCCGGCGAACCTTGCCAACGTGGTGAAATATTGTTGGCGGCAGGGGCATAAGGTTAGCGACGGGCAGGCCGCGCGGGATGCCGCCATCCTCGACATTCGCAAAGCGGGGTGGTACGCGGCCCGCGAGGTCGCGCGGCTGGAATCGATGCGGTGAGCGATGCCGCGGCGCTGGTGATTTTCTGTGGGCTTGTTTTCCTGATTGGTTCAATCCATGCGAGGCGCAGACTTATGCGACGAACTACAATCGGCCGCGGAGGCGTCGAAGATGTACGAACCGCAACACGCAACGCTTTTGCTGATGGCGAAACGGGAAATCGAATCGCTACGGCGAACGGTGGAGGAGCAACGTACAAAACTTACGGAGGCTGCCCGCGTTGCGATGGAAGCCCATTCGAAGGCGCGGAAGCCTCACGGGCAATGGCAACGCCGGTAAGGCCGCGCGGCCTAGAGCCGTTGGATTGGGCTGCCGCCATCATCGTGCCGGCAATCGTGTTTCTATGTTGGGCTTTGCTCACGCTACTGGTGATTGCCCACGAACGTGAAACCGAACAGCGCGACGGGCGCGAGGCTGAAACGGAATCACTGACGCGAACCTAGGGGGATGCTATGGGGAGGATGCAACGCGACAAAGGCAAACGCGGTGAGCGCGAATGCGCGGCCGCGCTAGATGCTGCCCTAGGCGGCGATACCGGCGCGAGGCGTGGCGTCCAGTATGCGGGCGGCAACGAATCGCCAGACGTTCGCATAGACCTACCGTTGCACGTCGAGGTCAAACGGTGCGAAGCGCTAAACCTATACGCGGCCCTAGACCAAGCCTCCAAGGATGCCCCGGAAGGCGTTCCGGCGATCGTCTGCCATAGGCGAAACGGTCGCAAATGGGTTGCGATTTTGGAGATTGATTCGTTAGCAGACGTTGCCCAAATCGTGAGCAATCATATTGCCACTAGGAAATAAGTGGTTTTCGCGCGTGCCATGCGTTTCGCACTGTAAAACAAGGGACTATTACCATATGACAATATGGCATGGTCAAAGCGTGCCGAATCGGCATGACGCGAAAACCCCTTGTTTTATGGCACTTTCGCACTGTTGCGATCAAAGAGCCCTATTTTTCAGCAGCGAAACGCACTGTATCATTTTGCTACACCCCCCCCCGGGGGTCAAGGTACTACCGGCCATTTGGCCGAAAAGCGGGGCCACGCGAGCCTACGCAAAAACAAAAAAACTTTGTTTGCCAGCCCCCTTTCCGAAAGCCGCAACCGCCGCCGCGTCCGCGGTTCGCGAACTGCGAACGCGCGCCCCTCGACGCGCGACCGGCTGACGAAATGAACGCGCGCGGCGTTGCCCGCTGATTGAGCATGGCGAAAAAATCGAAACCTCCCAAGCCGCCGGCGCACACTTCCGCGAAGCCGCCGCGTAAGATGCCGGCGAAGCCGGCAGGCAAAGCAGCCACGGCCGCGGTGGCGGATGCCGCGGCGGCATCGAAGGCCGCCGCCTACGAACGCCACAAGGCGGCAGCCGCCGCCCGCATTCAATCGCTATCGGCAGCGGGCCGCGAGATTGGCGAACTGCCCGCCGTGGCTGACCGCGAACGCAAAGCCCGCGCCGCGGCATCCTTCCGCGCGTTTTGCGATCTGTATTTCCCGCAGACGTTTTCCCTAGAGTGGTCTGCGGATCACTTGGAAGTGATCGCCGCTATCGAATCATCCGTATTGCGTGGCGACCTATTCGCTTACGCGATGCCCCGCGGCTCGGGGAAAACGTCGCTGGCCGAAACGGCCGCACTGTGGGCGCTTCTCTACGGCCACCGCGATTTCGTTTGCATCGTGGGCGCTGATGAGGAACACGCGCGCACGATGCTTGACTCGGTGAAAATCGAATGCGAGACAAACGAAGCGCTGCTAGAGGATTTCCCCGAAGCCATCTACCCCATTGCCCGGTTAGAGAAAATCCACCAGCGGGCTAGCGGGCAACTCTATCAAGGCAAATCAACGTCGATCGTTTGGACTTCAAACGAAGTGCAGTTTCCCGCCATCGAAGGATCACGCGCGAGCGGCGGCATAATCAAGGTCGCCGGCATCACTGGCCGCATCCGCGGCATGAGCGCCAAGCGGGCTTGCGACGGCCGCAAAGCCCGCCCGTCGCTTGTGCTGATCGATGACCCGCAGACAGACGAAAGCGCCGCCAGCCCGTCGCAAGTTGCCACGCGCGAAGCCGTCCTAAAGGGCGCAATCCTTGGCCTAGCCGGCCCCGGCACGAAGATTGCCGGCCTATGCACCGTCACCGTAGTGAAAACGGATGACCTAGCCGATCGGCTATTGGATCGCCAAAAACACCCCGCGTGGCAGGGCAAGCGCCTAAAACTTGTCTACCGCTGGCCGGAACGCGATGAGTTGTGGGCGCAATACGCGGAACTGCGGCGCGACGGCCAGCGCACTGGCGAAGGCACTGGCGCGGCCGATGAGTTCTACCGCGAGCGGCAGGCGGAAATGGACGCTGGCGCGCAGGTCGCTTGGCCGGCGCGAAAAAATGCGGACGAACTGACCGCACTCCAGCACGCTTACAACCTCCGCATCGATCGCGGGGATTCGGCTTTTGCGTCAGAGTTCCAAAACGAACCGATCGTATCGCAGACCGATTCCGCCCGCCTCAACAAACGCGAACTAGCCACCCGCGCGAGCAACGTTCCCCGCGGCGTGATACCGCTCGGGCATGAAACGCTGACCGCGTTCGTTGACGTTCAAGAGCGGCTACTCTTTTGGCTTGTGGCTTCGTGGTCGCGTTCGTTCGGCGGGGCCGTGATCGATTACGGCACGTTCCCCGATCAGTCGGTAAGTTTCTTTGAAGCCGCGCACGCGAAGCGCACGCTGACCGCGGCGACGGGCGCGGCGGGGTTGGAGGGTTCGCTATCGGCGGGGCTGGATGCTGTCGCCGTCAATCTGCTAGGCCGCGAGTGGTCGCGGGAGGATGGCGTAGCGATGCGCGTCGATCAAATGCTAGTGGATGCAAACTGGGGGCAATCAACCTCCACTGTTCGCACGTTCGCGCGGCGCTCCGCGTTCGCGGCTAGCATCCTGCCTAGCCACGGCCGCGGCATCGGCGCGAGCGCGAAACCTATCATCGATCAAGGCCGGGCGCGAGGCGATCGCGTTGGCTTGAACTGGCGCATCGGCCAAGTGAGCGCCGGCCAGCGATCCGCGCTCTACGATACGAACTACTGGAAATCTTTCGTGGCTGCGCGGCTGCGGCTGACGCTAGGCGACCCGGAGGCAATCGCGTTTTGCGAGGGCAATCACGATTTGCTTTTCGAACACTTGGCCGCGGAGCATCCCGTACACACTTCCGCGCGAGGCCGCACGGTCGATGAGTGGAAAACCCTTGGCCGCGATAACCATTGGTGGGATTGCCTAGTAGGCTGCGCGGTGGCGGCATCTATAACCGGCATTAGCCCTACGGCGACCGAAACGGTAGGCCGGCGCCGGCGCCGCGTGGAACTGCCGAAGGGGGCCGGCGGGCGGATTGTCGTTTCCCGGCGCCCGGCCTAGCCCCGCGGAAACCGCGGCAATCCCGCGGGAAACCGCATTCCGAAAAAAATCTTTTCAAGGGCTTGCAAGCCTATTGCCGATCTGCAATACTACACCCACGCAAGCAAACGAGACTTGCGGGCAACGTAACTAGGAGCCGACACGATGAACGCCACCCAAACCTTCGCCTGCGAGTTCGCCAGCCGCTACGAATCGTTTTTCTACGATAACTACGCAACCGCGTCCGCTCACTTCGACGCGGCCCTCGACACGATGAGCGCCTCGACGGGCGGGGTGGTTCACTGGTTCCCCGAAGCAAGCCCCGCCCGCGAGGTTCGCCGCGGCTATGAGCCAAACGGATTCCGCATCGCGTCGATGGTCGCCTGCGTCAATGGCAAGTTTTCGATTTCGCTGCAAAACCTCGACGCGCGGAACTGAACTGAATGACACAAGCCCGCCGGCACGTTGCCGGCGGGCAGGATCGATCGACACGAACACAAGGAACCACGATAATGAACAGGGGCTTTTCTATGCAGCGCAGCAAATGCCGGAAATGCGGACTAGAGTTTTGGTCATACCCTGACCGCAGGGGTACGGCGGGCAAGCATCCTAAGTATTGCTCCCGAAAATGCTACAACGAGTTCCGCGCAAACACTCGCAAGCCGCCAAAAGAATCCAAGCAGGCTGCGGCGGCAACGCTGATTCGAGTTCCGGCAAAGTTTTTCAACGATCACGAAGAGCGCGAGTGTGAACCGTTTTGTGATCCGGTTAAGCGAACCGATCGTTTTGTATGGCTGGCGGCGCACGATGCCGGGTTGGATGAGTTGCTATCGGACGCGCGTCACTATTCGGACGAATGGGGGCCGGATGCTATTGGGGATGGCGGCGGGCTTAAGCGATCAGCCGCCGCCACGGTTAATGCGATTGAAGCGGCGAGGGGCGCCAGATAGATTCCGCAACAGGCGGGGCCACCCGGCCAGCCGAAAGCCGCGAACAGGGTGGCGATTTTTCTTCTCGCGGAAGCCATAGCCCCGCCCGCCCGCGGGCGCCGCCGCCTAGACTCCGCGGCATGGAAACCATATCACTAGTGGCCGCCGATGGTCTGGCGGAATCTGACGCAATCGCCATCGTTCGCCGGCTATCAAGGCAGGGCAGCGAGTTTCAACTAGAGGTATCCGGCATCCTCGCGGGCGAGGCTTCCAGCGTTACCCCGGTGGCGCTTTGGCATTCGGACGGCTGCCTAGCCGCGTGGGCGTGTTCGCATTTCTGGCGCGAGCAGCAAACGCTAGAGCAGTTCACCGACGCGCGATTTCGTAACCGCGGTCTAGCCACGGCGCTTGCCGCGTTCCTGCGCTCGGCTGGAATCATCGCGCCAGCCGCGCGGCTTGCCGTGTTCTCGCCGCATAGCGCCCGCATCGCCACGCGGCTCGGGTTTGGCGACGTTTGGCGTTATGAGCGTAGCGGCGGCGAATGGATGCCGGTAGAGCCATAGACCCCTACGCGATAAGCCATCGCGGCTAGCGTTAGGGTATGAGCGAAACCATCCGCCAATCGATTGAGCAAACCGCCAGCGGCCCCAAGCGCGTGCGCACGGATGCCGGCGAAGTTGAATCGCAGGATATCAGCAAACAGATTGAGGCGGATAAGTATTTGTCGGCAAAGGCCGCCGCCTCGACGCGCCACCGTGGGCTGCGGTTTAACACGATCGTTCCGCCGGGGTCTGTCTAGTGGGTTTTTTCGGAAACCTTTTCGGATCAGCGCCGCGAGACAAGGCCGCCACGCCAGCGGTACGGCCAGACGTTCGCGCGCGGTTTGACGCGGCAGAATCTACGGATGATGCCCGCCATTGGGCGAACGCTGATTACCTTTCCCTCGACGGTGCTCTAACTCCGTGGGTTCGCCGCAAGATGCGGAACCGGGCTCGGTACGAAAGAAACAGCAATTCCTACCTAGCCGGCATCACTGAAACCATCGCCGTTGATCTGGTTGGAACCGGGCCGCGGTTGCAACTCGACGCGGGCGACGAAGCGGCAGACCGCGTAATAGAGCGCCGGTTTTTTGATGATATGTGGAGGATTGACCTCCCCGGCAAACTCCGAACGATGCGGCAGTCGAAACTGATCGACGGCGAAGCGTTCGCGCAGTTCATCACAAATCCAAAACTCGACGGGGTGCAACTGGATTTGCGGCTGATCGAGGCCGAAATGATTGCCACGCCCCCCGGCATCTACCAGTTTGCGGTGACACCAGAAGGCTCCGTAGTCGATGGCATGGAGTTCGATGCCGTTGGCAACGTATCCGCCTATCTGGTTTTAAAGTATCACCCCGGTAGCAACTGGTTCCAATCCAGTTTCGATTTCACTCGCGTCGATGCTTCAAAAATCGTCCATTGGTTTAGCACTCAGCGCCCGCAGCAACACCGCGGCATTTCCGAAGTAGCCCCGGCGCTGCGGTTGTTTGCCAACATGCGCCGCTACACCGAAGCCACGATTGCCGCCGCGGAAATCGCGGCCGATATGGCCGCGTTTATCCATAGCAACTCGCCGGCCGCGGAGGTCGATGAGGTTGATCCTTTCCAATCGGTGGAGATTGAAAAGCGCACGCTGACAACGCTGCCCGAAGGCTGGAGCGTTTCCCAACTAAAAGCGGAACAGCCGGTATCGACGTATTCGCAGTTCAAGCGCGAAATCGTTTCGGAAATCGGCCGGGCGCTGAATCTGCCCTTTAACATTTCAGCGCTGGATTCCTCCAGTTACAACTACGCTTCCGGCCGCATGGATGCCGGCATCTATCACGCAACGCAGCGCGTGGCGCGCGACGAACTGGAGCGCGTGTTGCTTGATCGGCTTTTCTGCGAATGGGCAGACGAGGCCGCGCTACTCCCCGGCTATATCCCCGCGGGCCTGCCGCCCATTTCGGAATGGCGCTGGAGTTGGGTTTGGGATGGCCGCGAACACGTTGACCCTAGCAAAGAAGCGCAAGCCATTGAAACCCGTCTGCGAACCAACACGACAACGCTTGCGGCCGAATACGCGAAGGCCGGTAAAAACTGGGAAACCGAACTGCGGCAGCGGGCCGCGGAAGTGACTCTCGCGCGAGAACTTGGGTTGCCGGAATCATCAATGATGCAGCAGCAACCGCAGCCCGCCCCGGACAATGCCGCGCCGTGATTTACGTCGATTTTGACTTTTACGACGAAGGCGATATCGAAACGGTTCCAACGCTAGGCAACGAAAATGAAAACAAAAGTTAAGTTTGAACAGCCGGTAGATTTCGTGGCCGCCGCCGCTGACGCTGGCGAGGCCGCCCCGATGGGGCCGCGGAAGTTTGCCATTCGCGCCTACACCGGCGCAGCCATCCGGCAGGCATGGTCGAAAGAACCAATCGTTATTGATTTGGCCGGCATGAAAATGCGGCAGAAAATCCCGATCGTCATGGGACACGACTACGGCCTAGGTTCAATCCTTGGTCAGACCACAAGCGTTCGCGCTGAAGGCGGCGAGTTGATCGTGGAAGGCGAAATCCTCGCGAGCACAGAGGACACGATGCGCGTGGTGGAACTGGCCGACAAGGGATTCCAATGGCAGGCCAGCGTTGGCGCTGACGTTGGCCGGCACGAACGCATTCCCGCGGATCAAACCGTGACGATCAACGGCCAATCATTTCACGGCCCTATCCGAATCGTAAAAGCCTCGACGTTGCGCGAGGTTTCTTTCGTAACCCTTGGAGCGGATGACGCAACCACCGTTCAAATCGCGGCAGATGCCGCGGAGGAAACCACTATGGCGCACGACGCCAACGAACAGCCCGCGGAAGCCGTTACGGCCGCCGTGGAAGCCCCGGCGACCGTCGCCGTGGAAGCCCCCGCCAGCGCTCCCGCGGTGGTCGCGGAATCGCAGTCGCCAGACCTTACGGCGACGGTCGAAGCCCTCAACAAGAAACTCCAAACGATGGAAAAACTGATCGCCACGCGATCCGATCGCGCCCCCGCCATCCACGTTGCAGAGCCGCAGACCGGCGGCAACGTCATCGAAGCCGCACTGTGTATGCAGGGTGGTTTGAGCAAGCCGGAAAAGTTTTACGACGAGCGGACGGTCGAGGCTGCCGCAAAGCAGCAGCGCAGCGTTTCGCTCGGTGAGGTTTTCGTGGAGGCGGCCCGCGCCAACGGCTATAGCGGCTCCTCGCGGATTTCTTCGACCAATCTGCCGATGGTGATTCGCGCCGCGTTTGCCACGCATCAGATTTCCGATCTATTGGCGAACGTTGCGAACAAGTTCCTCCTCGCCGGATTTATGGCCGTGGAGCGTACTTGGGATCAGGTCGCCGCGGTTCGTTCGGTCAATGATTTCAAGTCGATCAACCTTTATCGGTTGAACGGTTCGTTTAAGTTTCAGAAGGTTGGGAATGCTGGTCAGATGCAGTCGGCCGAAGCGACCGACTACAAGCGTTCTGTCAATGCCGATACCTACGGCATCACTTCGTCGCTGACGCGAACCGATATGATTAACGACGATTTGGGGGCGCTGTCTGCCATCCCGCAGCGGATCGGCCGCGGCGCTGCCCTTTCGCTCGCGGAAACGGTATGGAACGAGTTCCAGACGAACAACGCTACCTACTATTCGAAGGCAACCGCCGCCGCTGGTAACGCGCTGTCGCTCTCCTCGCTCAAGACTGCGGCCACGGCCTATCGGAAACTGACTGACCCCGATGGCAACCCGCTCGGCATCATGCCGTCGATTCTTCTGGTTCCGCCGGAACTGGAGTTGACTGCCGCCGAACTGATGACGAGTTCGCTCCTTATCAGCGGCAACACGACGGCGCAGGGTAGCACGAACGTTCTGCGCGGTCGCTACCGCGTGGTTACTTCGGCTTACCTTACCAGCGCCTCAACGTGGTGGCTGTGCGCCGATGCCGGCGATCTGCCGTCGCTTGACGTTGTGTTCCTTAACGGGCAGCAAACTCCCACGATCGAACAGGTGCAAGCCGCGCCGGATTCGCTCGGGGTCAACATCCGCGGTTATATGGATTTTGGCGTGGTCAAGGGCGAGTCGCTTGCGGCTTACCGCATGGCGACCGCTTGAACCTAACAACGTAACCGGCAGCCGGCCGGCGGCAGCAGATGCCGCCGGTCGGCATGATCGATCTGGCATTCCTAACCATCATTCGAAAGGTTTTCAAAAATGGCTTTTCTTCGTCAAGAAGATGGAACGTGGCCTTATACCCCTAGTTCCGCCGTTGCTACTGGCGACGTA